CGTGTACACCATCCTAATTCATAAGTTATTATTTATGAATATATTATAAATTTGGCACACTATTTTACTATATATAAATATTATTAACAACTAAAAATTATTTATATTATGAAAACAACAAAATTATTATTTACGATCGTATTATTTGGACTAATTAGTTTTTCAAATTTTGCACAAACAGATGACGAACCAAAAGCAATGTTTGCAAATTATGAATCTCATAGAAATTCTGAATTTCGTTTAGATGGTAAATCAACTGAATCAGAAGAAATGGTATATATGAGAAATCTTTACGAAATAAAAATGACAGAACTTAATCTTGAAAGATTAGCTTATAGAACTGAAAAAGAACTTAAGTATGAAGCTCCTTCAGTAGAATTAATAGAAGCTATAGAAAATTTAGATTCTTTAATGATTAAAACATTAAAAGAAATTAAATATGTTGCACCGGAAAATTAAGATAAAATGAAACTAATTCTTAAACCAAACGAATTAATCTTAAGAGCTGGAAACGCTAAGCTTTATCAAAATAATGTACGAATAAAGGGAAAATTAATCATAGCGACTGAAACTATTTATTTTAGAACATTAACAGAAGAACTTCAAAAGTATAATATAGATTTAATTTATTCCAATATAAACGAAATAGAGTTTTTTAACACAATGTGGTTAATTCCAAATGGTTTAATTATTAGAACAAAAGATCAAAAGAATATTAGTTTTTTAATTAATAATCGAAACAAATCGTCTAATTTAATAACAAAAATGATTTAAAATTAACGGGAGGAAATTAAAATGTATAGACTTAGAAGAGTAACTGGAAAAGAAAGAAGATTTCTTGGAGTATGTGGTGGAATATCAAAGTATATGGATCCTGAAATGGACCCCGCAATTGTAAGAGTATTATGGACAATACTTACTATTTTTTCTCCACCCCCAATGATTTTGTTATACTTCATCTTAGGCTTTGTTCTTAAGAAAGAAGATGAAGTAAAAGAAAAAGTAAATAAAAACAATTAAAGTTTTATAATGGTTAGATTTTTCTAACCATTGTTATTTTAGTTATTTTAGATATATAAAACAAATATTATGGAATGAATATTTATATATATGACAAGAAAAAATTACTTTATAAAAATTTTAAATTCTGGAGGTCTAAATATATTTTTTTACTATTATTTATAATTGCTATTTCTGCATTAATTTCTATTTCAATATTTTATACTTATTTTGAAACAAATAGAGAAATAACTCTTAAAGAAAATTTAAGAGTTTTGTCTAATGATTATTATGATATTAATAAACGTATTATAAAAGCTGAAATATTACTTTATAAAGTACAATTAAATGATACAATTATTCCTAATATAGACGAAATATTCTCATGTATCCCGGCAATCACACCCATAAAGAAAATTTATATAAAGAAAACTAAACCTTGGGGTTTTCGTATTCATCCTATTTCTAAAACTAAAGAATTTCATACTGGTATAGATTTTTCTGCTAAAGAAGGAATATTTGTTACTGCTACTGGAAATGGTTATATAGAATTTTTAAAAAATGATACAGGAGGGTATGGAAATGTAATAACAATCAATCATGGATATGGTTATAAAACTTTATATGCGCATTTAGCTACTTTTAAAGTTAAAATTGGTCAAGAAATTAAAAAAGGAGATACTATTGCTACTGTAGGCAATTCAGGAAATTCAACGGGTTATCATTTACATTATGAAGTTATAAAAAATAGAATAAAAGTTAATCCAGCTTATTATATTTTTGAAAATAATTAATACCGATGTAGGTAGATTGGCTACATTCGGGTTCACTGATTCAAATTTAGTCGATAGTATAAAATTTTATTATTAATACAAAATAAAAAAGTTTTTGGGTAAAGAATTATTTTAATAAAAAGTTTTTTTATGTCAAATATTATTGTTATATTAGATTAAATAAATAAAGATGGAATTAAAATTATCAGATAAAATTATTGCTGCTGTCGAAGTTAATGGTGAATTAATTGTAAATTTTGAAAATAGTGCAGTGTATGAGAATATAGGAAAAGAAGAAGCATTTCTTTACATTAAATCTACAGTTGAAGGTGGTAAAGAAATAAAAATTAGATTTCTTAAAAAACCCGAACCTGAACCTGAAATTATAATTGAAAAAGTATAAATGGGAGTACTAATTGTCCCTAACTGCTTCTATGGTGTAATGGATAGCATCTAAAAATACGAATTTTAGAGTACGGGTTCGACTCCTGTTAGAAGTACAAATTGTAACTAGTGTACGAGGGACTCTTAGATGAAGAAATAATAAAGGATATAATATCCAATATCTATGGATTAAAAGAAGGTCTCGTGTTAAAGGATGTAATCGAGAATAAGGTTTTTATGGTTAATGGTTAAAATTAAAATACAAGAATGTTTGAATAAAGTGAGATAATTATATGGAATAAATAATAATATAGAATAAAAACAAAAATAACCATATACATTATGACTAATTTAACAAAAGCAATTTTCTATCTTCAATTAGAAATAAAAAGAAGTAATACAGATAAAAGATTAATCGAAGCACTAAATGCAATGATTGATGTAGAATTAAGTAAAAGAGATGAAACAGAAGAATTACAAATAGAAACGGCAGGAGTTAAAACAAGAAAAGCGTGAAGTTCTAAAAGGCGAGTTTGAGAATAAAAGAATTATAATAATGAAAAAAGAAAACTTAATATTTGACGGTTTTTAGGTTTATATAAACCTAAAATTAAACCGTTATGAAAAAAAAGAAGTATTAGATTAAAATGGACTATAAATCGTAGAGAATTCCATGTCTTAAGATTAAAAGAAGAATATTCTCCTTATTGGGATGAAGGGATAAATTGGTATCCAGAGTGGAGAAGAGGACGAAAAAATCCCCACAAACAAATCATGAGTTACCAACGTAGAATGTATAAAACTTGGAAACATAATAGAAAAACTAAATGGAAAGAATAAATATAAAATATATTAGCGATGTTAGTATAATGGTTATTATAGTGGGTTGCCAATCCATTGGTGGGAGTTCGATTCTCCTGCGTCGCACAAAAATAATTTATTAATATGAAATTAACTATAATGGGTTCTTTTTTATCAACTATAACTCCAAACAATATCATAGCTATTACTTTAGCACCATTTGGAATTTATTTTAGATCAGAATGGTATTTAAATAATCAATTGATAAAAACCCACGAAAAAATACACTGGAAACAACAAATAGAAATGTTAATACTACCATTTTATTTATGGTATGGAATAGAATGGTTTATTAGATTCCTTATACAAAAAAAACAAGCATATAATAATATTTCATTTGAACGTGAAGCTCATATGTTTTCTCATAATATAGAATATCTTAATACAAGAAAATTTTATGCTTGGATAAAATGTTTAAGAAAAAAGGATTGAATAATAATATATTAGTATTTGAATTGGATTCTGAATTACGTTCTGAATTGAGTTCTGAATTGTGGTCTGAATTGGATTCTGAATTAAGTTCTGAATTAGATTCTGAATTAGATTCTGAATTGTATTCTGAATTGGATTCTGAATTAAGTTCTGAATTAGATTCTGAATTAGATTCTGAATTGTATTCTGAACTGTATTCTGAATTGTGGTTTGAATTAGAATCTGAATTAGATTCTGAACTATTCTAAATTGAGTTCTGAATTGTCTTAAGTGAGTTCTAAATTATATAATGGTAAGTAAGATGAATAAATAAAACAAATGAAATATACAAACTACTTAATTAATGGCGATGCATTTAATATTGATAAAGTTATTCCTGAAAATAAAACGTTAAAGGCTATATCAACAATTTATTTAATTCCTGTTGCTGGTGCTGGTTTAGTTTTTTGTGTAGGAATGCTTCCTATTATGTTATCAATTGATGGTGGAAGATATACAAAAGCTAATTATATTTTTTATACAAGAAAATTTCGTAAATTTAAATATTATAAGCTTATTAATAATATTGTAGATATAATTAATCCGAAACCTAAAATTGAATTGGCTTTTAAAAGTGCATATAATTTTGAAATAATTTCCGTTAATAACTATCACATATCTCCAAAATATCTTTTAATTAATTTAGGAAAAGCTTTTGAATTTGAAGATATGAGAAATAAATTATCATAAAATGGCAAAACTAACTGATGAACAATACAAAAACTTAAAAGACCTTGTATATAATTTCAAAACTAAGAATAAAGAAGGTTTTATTGATGCTGAACAACGCGAGCTTTTGAATAGATTTCCGGGTATAAATGAAAAAAAATATAATGAAGCGATAGGTGTTGTAACATGTGAAATGGATTTAGAACTTAAGCAATTTATTATATATCATGATGATATTTTCACTGCATTACTTTGTGTTTTAGAAGATAGAGAAATTTCTCGATTTGAATGGGATTAACATAATAAAATAAGATAAAATGAATAAAAATATAATGAAAATGGCTGGTTTTGAAAAAGAACTTAAAGATGTTGAAAATGGCACATGCCCGATCTATTAAACTTAAAAAAGAAGATTTTAAAGACTCTTTATCTTGGAAGGAATTTCAGATATCTTCTCTTTGTCAAAAATGTCAAGATAAAATATTTGGATAATGAATCCTTTTAAACAATTTGAAAACGTATTAAAAATCTATATTAAGGAAAAATCAATCTCTAATCTTCCTCGTAGGTGGGCTGAGCCCACACGTTTTTATCATAATACAACACATCTTATTCAAATATTGAAAGACATTGAATCAAATATTGCGTTTAGTGAACTTAATGTATATGAAAAACATGCACTTTTATTAACAGCATTTTTTCATGATATTATTTGTGATCCAAAGAAAAATGATAATGAAGACAAATCAATAAAACTTTTTATTTCATCTTTTAAAAGTGATGATACTAAAATGTTGAATACTGTTTGTGATTTAATCGAAACCACAAAATATCGTAAAAGACCAACTAATAAATTAGAAAAAATATTTTGGGATTCTGATAACGCAGAATTTAAAAAAGGTTATAATCATATGTTAAAAAACGAAAAATTAATTCAAAAAGAATATTCTTTTATGCCTAAAAAAACATTTGTTCAAGCAAAAATAAAATTCCTTGAATCAAATTTTGGTTTATTCGGTGCTTCTGTTGATAAAAATCTTAAAAAACTTATTAATTATTATGAAAAAAAGTATTAAAATATTTTTTTATATCAAAAATTATTATTATATTAACAACTAAAATAATATTAAATGAAACCATTTCTTGAAAAAAATTCAAACGACATGGCGACTGAAGTTGAAACCTATCTCGTTGAAGAAACTGTAGATTTAATCTACGACAATGAAAAACTTACAAGGTGGAATGATCTTGTAGCAGAACTTGGATTGACTGGGCAAAACACAATCAGAAAAACTGATAAAAGTCCTATTCCCTTTTTATCGATGAATGATGTAATCAAGGCGACATTCGAAACATTGTGTCCTAGTAAGGTAGAGATTACTGAATACAGCGCCACATCTATTCCATTAGAGATATTGGATTTGGTAAAATTATCCAATAATGAAGAATATTTTGGAGGTATAGAAATTTGGTATGACGAAAAACAAAAAGACCCTTTATGTGTAGGATATTCTGCTTCTTGGCTTGTCGATAATAAAGATGGGAATAAAATAGAGTCTTATGGTACTTTTAAAACGAAGAAATTATGTGAGGAATTTATATCTGCCAATAATCTGACAGATTGTAATCCATATAATTATAGCTATCAAAAAAAATATTGGCTTATTGGAAGATGGTCTGATATGAAACAAACCCTTTCTGAATTAAAAGCAAAGGCGAAAGAACGTTTTGTTTTTGAACACAAAAATTCTTTATTGAAAGAAATTAAAGATAAACAAAAGGAAATGGATGATTTAGAATTAACGGCGAATACAACATTTGGTATATAAATTTAACTAAATAATTATGAAAATTAAGGATAAGATTATACTAGTTCTCGGTGTAGCAGTTTTTATAGCTTTTATCGCACTTGTAGGTGGAACTATTCTTTATTGGATTTGGCCCATTGCTATTCCTGCTACATTTCCTGGTGCTGTTGCTTCGGGCATTATAGCTGGAAAGTTAAGTTGGTGGTGTAGTGTAACATTAGTATGGATTTTTAGTATTTTAATTAAAATGCTGCACTACAGATATCGGTAAAAAAGAATTATGAAAATAAGATTTTCTATTTTGCTATTTCTGTTTTTGTTATTTTTAATACTAAAACTTAGTAACATTATTACATGGTCTTGGCAGTGGGTATTGATTCCTGTTTGGGGGCCAATTGCTTTAATCATTTTTATTGCAATATGTGTTGCAGCATTAGCATCTAAATATCATTATAATCAAAGAGTAAATTTAAAGAAAAAATAACATGTCAAAACAACAACCTATTATTGTAACCGGTGTAATTACTGAAGCTCTTGGAAATTCGATTTTTCGAGCTAAACTCGATAGCGGTCACATAGTAACAGCTCATTTATCTGGAAAGATTCGGTTAAATTCGATCCAGATTTTGCCATCTGATGCTGTTCTTATTGAGATGTCACCATATGATTTAACTCGCGGAAGAATTACAAAAAGATTTAATAAAAATCAGATTAAAAAAGAAGAATAATTTTTATCTATAAAAACTTTTTATTAATTTTGATATATAAAATAAAAATAATTAAAAACCATGGCAAAAGCAAAAAAAGGAAAAGTAAAGAGTAATCCTAACAAAAAAAACAAAGGAGGCAGTAATCAACCTAAAGATAATCAAAAGAAACAAGCAGAAAAGAAAAAATAATATGAACACAAATTTAAGCATATCAACATCCTTAATAAATAGTACATCAACTGTTCCGAAATAAGTATGCTCTCGTAATATGATGCAAAGAGAGCCCAACAGCTCTCTTTTTTTTAGTTCTTTGAAAAATTTGTTTAAAAATATTTTTTTATGTCAATTATTTTTATTATATTAGTACTATAATAAAAAATAACTATAATGAAAATAGGAATTTATTACTTTAAGACTGCAAAGTCAATCCGCAATTCAATTACAAGTAAACTTATTTCTATTTCAAAAGATGGAGTTATATCTGATGAACACGAAAAAAGATTAGTAATGAGGTTATTGCAGATTTATAGCTGTAGATTTTGTGGACTTTGTTTTTATCGAGAAGAACATATATTTAAAAATGAAAGTGATGAAATTTTAAAAGGTTTAAGGTTCAGTGTCGATAGAAAAAAAAACATTACTAGATTTATCAATCAATGAAGGGTGTCTTGCAGTTTTATTAAAAGAAAGTTAATAATATTAATAAAGAGAATTCGTCGCACTAAGCAGTAATGCAAGTGAGAAACATCCGAACATCACAGCTTAAAACAGGAGATGAAAATCGTTATAACTGTTGAGGATGCAACCCGAAAGAGCTTAGACGGTGAGCTGGTCTATAATAGCAAGGTTGGGGCCATTAGACAAATGACGAAATAAAGCAGAATTTGGTGTAAGCTCATATTAATATTAATTTTGCGTCTATAGTTTAAGGAAGGAAAAGAAATTGGTACCATTTCTCGCAAGAAAATCCTTTTTAGAACGCCATTTCTAGTAAAGATGGAAGTCTTGGTTCAAATCCTGGGAGACGCTCACTTACTGGCACAGCGCTCAATTAGTATATGAATTCCTTTAGTGGAATTTTTGGAAAGACTAACGTACGATAAATCTTTCTGGGTGTAATTGAAAGGTATAAAGTCATGACTTACCTATTATAAACACAACCTTAATCACACAGGTTTTTCAACATATACTTTTTAATGCCTCTATCGTATAGTTGGTTTATTACGCTAGATTTGTACTCTTGAAAGTGGGGTTCGATTCCTCATAGAGGCTCTTTTATTGGAAGATAGCATGCAAGGTGCATAACAGGACTTGAAATCCTGGCCAACCTTCGGGTTGAGGTTTCGATTACTTTATCTTCCGCACTGGGTGTAATCGTGGGGCAAACCATGTCTTCAGGTAATACTAGTTCTGATGAAGCATTTGATGCTGATGCAGCCCAGTTTGGAGGATTGACTGAGTGGTAAAGTATTAGTCTCGAAAACTAAAGTCATCGTTAAAGGTGCGTGGGTTCAATTCCTATATCCTCCGCTTTTTGGAAGATGGCCAGGACTGTAAGGAAAGTAAAATAGTTAGGACACTATCCTCGTCTGCTAAGCGAAGGGGGCAGTAAAACGTCTGAGTTTCGAGTACTCTGCTTTCCGCAAACTTTCTTATTAGAAAGAGAATTGCCTTTATAATATAAATGGCTATTATACATAATTCGTAATTATGATATTAGGATTCGATTTCCTATAAAGGCTCAAATTAAAATAAAAATAACAAAATGAAAACTATTAAAACAATTAGTGTAATTAATGAATTTTATGATTTTCTAATTTTCTTTTTATTACCAATGTGTGTATTCCCTATTTTAAATATATTATTATCTTAAAATTTCTTTTTTGAAATTTTTAAACATACAAATAATAGTATACCGCCCCAAATAGGAGCTGTTACCCACAACCAAGGCCAATTGATTATATAAAGTAATTTAAGAACAAAGAGAGTAATTACTATAAAAAACCATGAAAAAAACCAGATGTTTGATAAAGTTGATTCAGTCATATATATTTTATTTATATATTTCTAAAATTAATTCAGAATAATAAGAAAATAAGGAGAGTAATGCGACTAGGATGTTGTCATCGTCTGGAAAGCGAATGGATCTAAGTAAGATTGAGTTTCGAGTACTCTACTCTCCGCTTTAGGAATATATAAAATAAACACTATGAAACTAGATTCAATTTTTCCAAACTCCAACACTAAAATTTCAAAAGAAATTTTTTTAAAAGTTTATAATAGCCATCCTGCTAATAAATGGACTAAATTTATATTTCGTTATTTTTCAAAAGAAACTAAACAAGAAAATCGTTGGTTAAGCAAACTTGTTACAATAATTCTTTTAAGTCTTTTTATCTTAGGTTTTATTAGTACAATATTACACTTTAATAATATTTTTATGGGTATTGTAACTATTTTATTTACATTAATTTTATTATTTGTTACAGTTTCAATGTTTATCGCAGCAATGATAAATAATGTAAGAATAAAAAAGATTCGAAAAGAATTAAAATTATCTATAAAAGAATATAACTATTATGCATCAATGTACTTATCAAAATAATATGCCCAAAGTTGATTAGGTAAAATTAAATTTACAATTTAAAACTTTAATAAAACTTTAACAATATTTTCTCACATATATCAAATATTTTATTATATTTGTATCAATATTTAAAAATTATAATTATGACATCAGAAAAAGTACTTAGTCCAATTAGAGATGACAAAATGAACTCACATCTTAATGAAAGTGAAGTATGGAAAAATGCCTATCATCCTGAAGAAGTAACGGATGAAATTCGTGCTAAATATCCTTATTGGTTTAGATACACAATTAAATTCAATAACACCATTCCAGTTCAATGCACAAAATTCGAAACACTATAAAAGCTTATGTTTAATAAGGATAATAAAATGAAAGGCTGTGTTATTTTTAAAGAAGAAAATGGTTTTCCCAAAGATATAATTATTGAAACTACAGAATATGAAGATTTTGAGTCAGAATTCAAAGGATATAAATCATTTTTTAAAGATAAAAATGGAAAACTAATAGCAGAATTTTGTCACAATGATTTAAGAGCAAGAATTCATTGGGTAAATGGTTATTTTACAGGATTAAGAGAACTTATGCCAAATTATGTGCCCAAAGTAGCTCCTCTTATGGAAGCAATATTAAAAGCAAAAAAATAATCAATTTTATTATCGCGCCCCGGGGCGCGTGGATTGAAACGGTAAATAATTACTAAATTTAAAAATTAAAATTATGTCAAAGATTAAGAAACCGTCAGAATTATGTCTCGGAAAAGCTGCACAGGCTTGGTGTACTGAAAAAACAAGTAGTAAGGTAATGGATGAAGATTTGGCTTATGCCTTTGCTGAAATACTTGATGAAATTTGGGGAAAACCTTGGCTTGGAAATGCCACAACAGCAGAAATGCTTGATGAACTTGATGCAAGAAATATTAATGCAAAGAAACATACAGTGAAACTAAGAAAGGTCATGGATTTGGAATACAAAACTGTCAATTCATAAACTCGGTAACCTAATGGCAGCGCACAAAAAAATAATCTTAGTTGGTCCAGCCGGCGCAGGAAAAGATTTCATCAAAAGTAAATTTCGTGAAAAAGGTTTTATTTGTGATGTGTCATACACAACACGTAAACCTAGAGAAGGAGAAAAATACGGAGAAGATTATAACTTTATAAGTCGATCAGAATTTACATTGCGAATATCTCAGGGGGCTTTTTATGAACACATTAAGCATGGAGAGTATTTTTACGGTACTGGATTATATGAATGGAATAATTCAGATGTGTTTATTATGGAAACGGATGGGATTGCTCATATTAAAGCAGAAGATCGCCCCAATTGTTTAGTTATTTTTATTAATACTCCTTTAGAAATTAGAAGAAAACGATTAGAAGAACGTGGATGGAATGAAATAAAAATCATGAACAGAATAAATATTGATCAACAAAAATTCAATGTAATTGCCTTTATGGATTTTGATTTTCAAATAAGTAGTGTTTCTTATTCTCAAGGTTTACCTAATTTTAATAAAATGTAAAATAGATGCGCCTGTATCATGCCTCGCTTCGAACGAGGAGAAATGTAATTGGATTCATGAGGGTTCGAATCCCTTTAGGCGTACTAAATATTTGGGTTAGAATCCTGATATCTTCATATGATAATAATTTATGGTAACATCTGTATATACAACTATTCCTTCTTCAATGCGCAATAAGCCTTTGCATGTTTATAGTTCGACTATTGATGCATGAGTATAACACCTATTGATTACTATGAGACTACTACTCAAACATATTCAGGAAACGCTTACTTCGGAACTTACTCTGCTGAAGAAATTAAGAAAAGTGTCAAGAAAGCTATTAAAAAAATGATGGATACAATGTCTAAGGATGGTTGGATAGAACATGCAGATTATTATTTTGAACCTAAATTAACACCCATACATCTTCGAGGAGTTCGTCTCGATGGAAGGGGTTGGGGAAATCTTTAACAAACATTTAATCCATTAAATTTTTTATTGTCAATAAAATTGTTTAATTTATTAAAAATTTATATATGAAAAATTTATTTATCATTAATCTACATTCAATTGTGGATATTATCACAAATAGTTCAAGTGAACTATTTATTTGTGATACAAATAAATCAAAAGAAGTTATTGAAGAATATCTTCGTGAAATGATTAAATTCAATAATTTAGAAAATAAGTATCAAACAACTTATGAAGCTGCATTTGGAGATATTATAGTTGTGGATGAATCCAATATAAATGAAATTATTGATAATTATATCATTGGTTGGCGTTTTCATTCATATAAATGGCATGGTATTGACCCTACACCAGATTTATATAAACTTCATTCAGAACATGCTCCATATAAATATCCTTATGATCAAAATAGGGAATATAACGAAGCAATTCGTGATGACATCAGGAAAAAAGAAGAAAAAACAAAAGCTGAGTGGTTAGCCAAAAATGGAGAAAAAGTAAAAGAACAACTTATGGGAAATATTTTGATTTTTAGTCAGGATGATAATTCAATTCCTTTTGAATTGTTTGAAATTATAGAAAGTAGATTAAATGCTGAAAGAATTCATTTAGGATAATTAAAAACAATAAAAACAAATACTATGAAAAAACAAACAATTGAAGAAGTTAAACAAATTCTAAACAAAATTCCAAAAAAATGTGTAAAAAGTATAGAAATTATTCCTGAAAAATATGATAGTGAATGTATAACTACTAATATTTTTGGAAAATCTATTGTACGCTAGTGGAATGGTGAATGGATTTCTAGGAGTAATCCAGAAGACTATAAAAATATATTAGAAAATGATTGTAATGAGTTTTGGTGCTTGGGGCGTTACCATTATTTAATAGAAAATAAAAGATTTAAGCAGTTATCATATGTTTTAATAAAATTACATAAATTAGAAAATCTTGATATAAAAAAATCTGTTGAAAACACTTTAGATATTATAGTGTGGAATGAAGAGGGAGATTGTTTAAATATATTTAAAGAATTAAAAGATTTTATCTTAAGTGAAAGACCAATAGGATATTCTGAAAAATATTTTAATTTTGAATTACAAAATAGTTTATAAATAAAAATAAATAATATGATTAAAATTAAATTACACTCGATTACGGATTTGATTACAAATTCCTCAACCGTTATATTCACTTATAGCGGAGGAACTATTAAGCCATTAAAGGCTATGATAGATGAAATTGCAAAAGTTTTAGGATCATCTAAAACATGTGATGAAATGTTTGATGCTATCATTCTTTGTGATGATGCAGATACATATTCAAAATGGATGGGCGAAAGAAGAGAAGATGGGGAAGAATACCCCGACGGTGTTGATGAAAATACCGATATTGAAGCTCTTTGGAATGATGTTCGTATTGGAAAGGTTGCTAAACCTAAATGGTTTGAAGAAGTTGAAAATTCTGAAGATTATAATGGTTATAATCCAAGTACTTATTTATACTTGATTGTTAAAAGTACAGAGTATATTGAAATGGGAGAACTTATTAAAGGCTTTTTATATAGTATAGACAATGAAGCAACTGAAGGTTAAAATTCCGTTACACTCTTTGATTGATTTGATTACAAATTCATCAACTGAGATTTTCGTACATAGTGAAAATTCATTAAAAGTGTGTAAAGAATTAGTTAATGAATTTTTGCAACTTACCGGAAGTGTAAATACCTTAACCTGTGATGATATATTTGATTTGTCACTTGAGTATACTCCATATATAGTGGATAATTATAAAGCTTTTATTAAATATGATTTTGAAGATAATCTAAGTGAATTTGACGAACGATGTAAAGAATTGGATGATTTTATAAACAATAAATTACAAGTTGAACCAGGTTGGATTGATATGTATGATCTTGAAACTAAATTAGTTATTAAAGCTAAAAATCCTTCTTATAAAAAGCTTGCTGAATTGTTTAAAAAGTTTTTATATTCTGGAGAGTATTTTGAACATTCAAATGCATAAAAAATGAATAAATGAAAACAAAATTATGTACGATTAAAGTTCACAGTATTGTAGACTTAATTACAAATAGTTCTACTGAGTTATTCTGTGTTATAAAAGCAGATTCTTTAAAAGCTGTAGAAAAAGTTATTAAAGAAATTCTGGATGAATGTGGTTGTGTAATACTTAGTAATCGCTCTGATGATGGTTTAACAGTTGAGCAACGTACAAACTGGAATAATGTAACCCAGCATGAGGATATAATTAAAGGAGAATTTGCTATTTACTATGAACAGCATGCGCCCCCTTGTAAATTAGTTTTAAGAAAACTTAAAGAAGTTTTCGAAATAACTGAAGAAGGAGATATTTAATTTATTTTGTAAAATAAGTAACCTGAAATTTTTTAATTTCAGGTTTTTTTGTTATATTAGCAATATAAATAAACATATATGATTTACACTTGTGATAATCAGCGACATTTAGTTTGCTACCCTTATTCTATTAAGAATTTACATGAGATGGCCAACAAATTCTATATTAAAAGATGTTGGTTTCATAAAGATCATTATGATATACCTATTTATAAAATTATTGAAATTTCAGAAAAATGTTTTATTGTATCATCTAAAGATATTGTTAAAATTATTAAAAAAGAAAAAGAATTTACATTACTTGAAAAAGCTGAAGCATATGCCATAACTTCTCATGGAATAATAAATCATTTTTATGATGATAAACCTTATAGATATCACTTACAAAAGACTGTAGATATTGCTATGAAATTTATTCATCTTATTCCAGAATTTGAAAGAGATAATGTTATAGGGGGTTGTTGGAATCATGATAATATTGAAGACACAAGACAAAATTGGAATAATATTAAAAATTTTCTTAATGAAAAAATAGCTAATTATTCTTTTTTCTTAGCAAATAACAGAGGAAAAGATAGATATGAAAGAGCTAACGAGAATTATTACATATGTATTAAAAATTATGAATATGCTTTATTTATAAAACTTTGTGATAGAATTGCAAATGTAATATATTCAAAAAATTTAGGTTCATCTATGTTTAAAAAATATAAAAATGATGAAGATTTTTATGAAAATCTTTATGATGGTAGATACATAGAAATGTGGAATAATTTAACAAAGTTATTACAGGAATAATTTTTTAAAAATTTGTTAAAGAATATTTTTTATTGTCAGAAATTATTATTATATTTAACTATGAAAGCAACACATATTAGCTCAACAAACAAGAAATGCTGTTTTATTTCTTTATCATTCATGATAACTTCTGATGATATTGAAAGAATAATATGGGAATTACAGACATTAGATGAAAAAATTACAAAAATATCAATTGAAAAACGAATTAAAAAATTCTTATATGATCAAGGAAATAACTACCCCGAATTAAATAATCCTTTAATGGATTATATAGGAATACCGGAGAAAGAATATGAAATTAGATCAATTGCAATGAAATTTTATCCTAATTTTTATTAGTATAAAAAGATACTTTCTAATGAAAAAAAATAAAGAAATAATTCAAATTAATCCTGATGAATATCCTCCAAAGTATATTGGCACAAAAGTAAACGGAGAAATTAAGATGGTTTATCGAATAAATGAAGAAAATCCTGAAATGGGATTAGTTTTTTGTCGAATTAATCAAAAAGAAGTTGGATATTGTTGGGAACATTTTGGGTTAATACAAAAAAATAAATAAAATGAGTACATCTGCAAATGTAATTGAATATACGATTTATAAGAGTGAAAAGTCTGTAGGCCGATTTAGAAAAAATGTTTTATGTAGTTATCCCGACTACGCTGAATTACTTAAGTATCAACCTTTAGATGAACATTCAATTTTAGCATGGGGATATGATGAAGATGAAGAAGAATGGGAAGGCGAAATACAAAACTTAGAAACATATCTTAAAAGTATTTATGGAAATAAATGGATTAATTATTATTTTAATGGTGTAAAAACTGTAGAAGAAATTCTTCAAGAACTTGAAAATTTACCACACAAAAAGAAAAGTTAAATTATGCTTAAAACTAGAGTTTTTCCGGAACATAATTATAAAGGTCTCTATCTTAATGGTAGGACACTTCGTCTTGCTCTTGATCCCAATAAACCTATTACTGAACTTTCATATCCTGAATTTTTTGATGTGAAAGTAACATCTCAGTGTAAAGGCAATTGTCCGTACTGCTTTACCGAAAATACAGCAATAAATACTGAAAATAAGAAAGAATTAATAAAAAATATTAAAGTAAATGATAAAATTATTACATTTAATGAAAAAATAAATAAAAATGAAGTTAATTCGGTTTCACAAGTATATAAGAGAAAATATTCTGGTGATATTATAGAAATTATATTGGAAAATAATGATATTATTGAAATTACTCCTAATCATGAAGTATATGTTAAAAATAAAGGATATATAAGAGCTGATGAATTATCAGAAAGTGATGAATTATTAGAAATTTAATAACATTAAACAATTAGAATATGGTTCTGATTTATTTTATATAATAAGAGATGAAATAATTGAATATCATTTAAACAATGACATAGGCATTGTGGTATGTATTAAACATCATGATATAATTGATAAATTTTATCATAAACCAAATAATTTATGAAAATAAAAAAAATTACAAGAAAGCAATATAATGGTTATGTATACAACATTGGAGTAGAAAATATACATAATTATTATGCAAATGGTATATTAGTACATAATTGTTATCAAGATAGTTTGATGTACATAGATCATATGCCTATTTTGGATAAATTTAAACAATATTTTGGAATATTATCAGAAAATCAAAAACCTTTTCAAATTGCATTTGGGGGCGGAGAACCTACATCTCATCCTGAATTTCTTACATTAATAAAGACATGTTATGAAATGGGTATTACCCCCAATTATACTACAAACGGAATGTGGACAAATAGTTCAGTTAGTATTCAACAAGAACTTTTAGAATATACTCAGAAATATTGTGGAGGTGTTGCAGTGTCGACACATCCTCATCTTAAAAAATATTGGAAGAAAGCTATTGATTTATATCTTGATAAAAATATATTTACAAATCTTCATGTTATCATTTCAGATAAAAAATCTATAGATGATTTTATGAAAATTTACAAAAAATATCATGAAAAAGTTAAGTATTTTGTACTTCTTCCGTTATCAAGTCAGGGGCGGTGCAAAGAAGCGATTATTCATTGGGATTATGTGGTTAAAACACTTCCACAAAATTGTGAGGACATAGCGTTCGGCGCTAATTTTTACCCTTATCTTTGTCAAACACCTGGAAGATTTCCAGTATCACTCTATGAACCAGAACTTATGAGCAAATATTTATCATTAGAAGATATGAAAATATATCCATCAAGTTTCAGTAATAAGGCTATTGAATTAAATGGAATTAATTGGATAATAAAATGAGACGATTTGCAGAAACATTGTATAAAGGGAAATCATATGAACAAATTATTCCAGTGAAAGGTTTAGTTCTTGTTCATCTTTTCAACCAAACCTGGAGAATAGGTGGTGCAAAATGGGTTGATAACGCTGGTAAAAAAGAACTTCATTCTATAATTTATTCTCCGAAAGATAAAGAGTATCATGTTTGGGGAGTGGATGTAGAATATTTTTATGGCCCAGGTTGGCAAATTGGTAGCAATCCTGACCCTGCAAAAGTAAAGATTTACATCCTTACTTCTATTCTTGATGATAGAGAAAATTGGAGTTTTGATATGAATATAAAACCAGAAGGAAATAAAGTAAAAGTTATTTTCGAGAATGGAAAAATTGCTTGGATTGATTTTAAGGGAGATTGGAAAAATTGGGAATATTATTTTGAAAATGTAAAAAATAAAATTCCTTGTGGATTAAATCCAAAATGGCATCCCAGTGATTGGAGAACAAAAGACGAACCCCAATTTTTATGGAAAGAATCTATAATAAAACGTCGAATTATTGCGTGGAGAATTTAAATAAATAAACTATGAAAAAATTTAAATTATTTTGTATCAAATTTGCTCTTTTTGTTTATACGAATTATATCACAGAAGATAGGAATTATATAAATAAAGTTGGAAAAATTATTATCTATCCTCTTTGGTTTATTCGTTCATGTTTTGTTTGGTTAATTTGCCCAATATTCTTACCAGAATATTTGTTTAAACAATCAAAGATTTATAAACAGATCCAAAAAATTCAGAAATCTCCTGAATATCAAGCTCAAATGATGAAATCTATAAACTTTTTAAAATTTAATTAATATGAAAAATTATCATCTTCATGTAGTAGATTGTGGATCTTTTATACTTCTTACAGATTATTTTACTACTGATAATGGAAGTTTTTATTTTTATAAGAGTGCTGGAACTAAATTATATTTTTAATTTCAAGCAAAAATGAGCTAAATTTCTGTGAAGAAAATAGTATTTCAATTTAATGACTATGTTTCAATTTCAAATGGATAAATACAGAGTTCCTGAATATAAATAAAAAATTATGCAGAAAATTATTGTTTGTAATAATTCACAAGAGGTATCAAATCTTAGTACAATGTTAGAAACTGGAGAATGGAAAGTTGTTGAAGCTTTTTCAAGAGGTTTAGATATGATTTTTATTTTAGAAAAAGTAGATGAATTTCTAGAGTTTAATTGAAAGCTGCAACTGACCACCAAGTAACTTGCCCTTATTTAAATGACATGAATACACTTGAATTTAATTATTTGTTTTCTTTTCATAAACTAAAAATTCTTAAAAAAGAATTTATAAAACTTGAAAAAGAATATTTAGATAACCAAACATCACTTTCAATTTTCATAGATTCTTTTGATTATTCTGATATTACGGAAGGGTTATATCAAGAAAAAATTATAAAATTAAATATTTTAAGTTCAAAAGTTCAACATATAAATAATAAACTTGTTGAAATTGTTTCACTTATTAAAATTATAAAGTGTGAATTGTATAATTAATTTAATAATGAAAAGTAAAAAAGAAAAATTAGATACATCATTTATAACAAGAATAGGTGTTAGAAGTATTGGAGAAATGAAGATAACATCATCAATTAAATTAAAAAATCCAAAATTAAATTTTATTCAATATCTTATTCATTTATATAAAACTAAGTCTAGAAAGATAAAGAAAATTATATTAATTGTTGATGAAGCAAACATTGATATAATATATAAAATTAATAAGAATATTGACTTGGGTTATCAAATTAATTATATTCTTACAGATTCTGAAAATATTAGAAAAAAATATTGGACATATTCACGAATATACCCATTTAACATCAATATTGGTTCAATTCTTAAATATGATATTATAGATGAAATTGTTTGTTGCTTAACAGATTTATCTGATAATTATTTAATAAAATTGGCGCGTGCGAGTAAACAATATGGAATATCTTTACTTTTAATATCTTTAAATGACAATAAACCTCCTTTGGGTGCATATATGCAAACAACTATTGCAAATAAAAATTTTAATATAGTAGATTATACGCCAATTAATAATTTTACTTATACAATTAAAAAAATGTGGGACATTATTTTTACTATTATATTTTTAATATCATTTTCTTGGTTATTTATAATAATTGCTATTTTAATTAAATCTACTTCAGCGGGTCCTGTATTTTTTAAACAACTTCGCGTTGGACAACGTGGAAGAAAATTCTGGATTTATAAATTTAGAACTATGAAATTTAATGCAGATGATGAAAAAGAATCTCTTAAATATCTTAGTGAAAGTAGTGGTCCCACGTTTAAAATTACTAATGATCCTCGAATAACTAAAATTGGAAAATGGTTACGTAAAACTAATTTAGATGAAATCCCCCAATTAATAAATATTTTAATAGGTGATATGGCTTTAATAGGACCGCGGCCAATGCTCCCAAATGAAGTTAACGAACAAGAAAATTGGCAATTAAAACGTTTAAGTGTTAAACCCGGAATAACGGGTCCATGGCAAATTCAATCAAATAAAAATAATATTCCATTTGAACAGTGGATGAAATATGATAAAAATTATATTGAAAATTGGTCAATTGAAAAAGACATAGAACTATTTTTTAGAACAATATGGATAATGTTTAAATTAACAGGAAAATGAAATCATTTAAAACTTAAAATTATGGCACAAATTATTGGATTAATTATTGCAGCTATTGTTGCTTATTTTGTTGGACAGGATGCTGAAAAAAGAGGTATGAATGCATTAGGTTGGGGAATAGGAGTATTCTTACTTATGATAGTATTTTTACCTTTATATTTTATTTTAAGAAAACCTAAATTAAAATAATGATGTGAAAAGAGCATTGTGCTATTAACTATAAAATAATTGTCAAATATTTTTATTTGTCAAATTTTTTTATTATATTTAATTATTATTTATTTAAAATTTAATAACTATGGAAAAGATGTTATTTTATCACGGAGAAACTACGGATAATGTCAGGTTTACTATTGCAGGGCATTTTGAAGAAGATGAGATTATTTTAGGTTTAGCTTTATGCAGTAAAAATGATCAATTTTGTAAAAAATTAGGAAGAATTAAAGCTGCTGGAAGATCATATTCAAAAAGAGGAAGATCGGGAATGTCTACAATAAATTTATATAAAGATACTATGCCTGAAAATTATTGGGTGGGAAAAGAAACTAGAATCTTTAGAGATGCAGTATCAAATTTCGAAAATATGAAATCTTTAGAACTTAAACAAGAATTTAATTTTTAATTAAAAATTATGGCCAGAATTCTTGTAATTCCAGATGTTCACGGAAAAGATAATTGGAAAGATTCTGTTAATTTAGCACTTAAAGAAAATGATACTCATATTATATTTTTAGGAGATTATGTTGATCATTTTACTATTGATAGTTATCATATTCTTAAAAATTTAAAAAATATCATCAATTTTAAAAAATTATATCCCACACGAATTACTCTTTTGATCGGAAATCACGATTATGCATATGTTTTTGGCAAAATAGCTACAAGCGGTTTTAATTATATGATGTGGGTTGATTATCGTCAATTAATTAATGATAATTGGAATTTGTTTAATATGGCATGGGGTTTTCAAGGAAAAGACAAATATACGTTACTTACACATGCTGGATTAACTAACACATTTTATGAAGAAATTGTAAACGAGATAAATGATCCCGAAACAGTTATGCATAATATTCTTGTTTTGAAAGCAGATAAACTTTGGAAAGATCTTCCTTTACACGAATTACTCAATTACTTTGCTGATCAAGTAAGTTTAATGTGGCATATTGGATTACGTAGAAGGGGAACATCATTAAGTGGAAGTATATTATGGGCTGATAAATATGAATTATTAATTGATCGATTTAAAGGCATTAATCAAATTGTTGGGCATACTCCGGGTAATTGTATCGAAGAAAAAGTTATCGATGATGATAGAATTATTTTTACAGACGTATATAGTTGTTTAATGCCCTTTATTATAGATTTGGTATAAAAAAGAGCATTGTGCTATTAACTCTTTAGAGTATAAAATAATTGTCAAATATTTTTATTTGTCAAATTTTTTTATTATATTTAACTATACAAATATAACTTTATAAACATAAAAACATGAAACATAAAATTAAATTTGTCAAGGGTACTACTGTCATATTTGTAGGAAAGTTATATAAAATAGAATCTTATAAATTATCTGGGCTTACGGGTATAGAATACAATCTTGAGTCTATGCTACCCGATAAAAAAGGATTTTTTGAAAGATGTTATAACATATGGCACGGATAGTTTAAGATAAAGTTAAATCGAAGCAGAAAAGAAAACAATAAATAATTTTTAGCGATGGGAAAAAGACTTGAAATATTAAAAAAATCATTGGAGAAAAAAGAAAAAACATTCTCTGATAAATTGCAAAATCATTTTGACACCGTAAAGCAAGCCAACGGGCAACCGCTCAATGATAAGCGAAACGGACAAGCAACTTTAAATAAATGGGAACGGCAAAATTCAGCACTTAGAAACTTACAAACAGGTATCGAGAAAAGCAAGGAGGCAATAGAACGAGAAGAATTTAAAGTTGGCGAATGTGAAGCGGTAAAAAGCGGGTTACCTACCGAATTATTAACCCTGCTTAATAATGGTAAAATTACCCAATGGAGAAAGTTCCCTAACCGCTTTTTTGTTGTAGGTGTTGAGCGGGCAAGATTGGTTTGGGATGAAGAAAAAAAGATTGTAATACACCAATACGTTTCTGAAATACCAAAAGGAGTTGGTCAGTTTGAAATTTTCAGAGATGTTTTTAATCACTTGAATAATACCGTTAACAAAAAATGAGCGCAGGCAAAAATTATTTATTGTTTTCTAACGAAAAGTTAAATCGGAGAACGGATGTAGTGCTTGCGTATAACGAATGTATATACGTAATTATTTTGTTAATATTATTTGATTATATCATATTTAACGCTATTTTTAATAACCAAAATATAACATTTAATAAATTAATGAGAAATTATTTTAACTAACCCGTCTATTTACCCCTAGGAAAAAGCTTAATATGAAAATTGACAATAAAAAGGGACACTTAGAGGTCCCTTTGTTGTGTGTAATAGTATCATATATCATATTACTCTAAATGTCTTAGATTCATTAATAGGCCAAAAGTATTTACCTTCATTAAATCCTTCATCAATGGATGTAAACTTTTGAAGATAAAAATCCTTATCTTTTTCTATTAATCGAGCTCTCATAGCTCTATGAAAATAGACATCACCCACCCACCAAGGGTTTTCATAATAACTTGGAAGTTCATACTTCACCATTGTGTTTTTATATCCTCTTTTTATCCATTCATCAATACAGCAATTACAATAGTATTTAAGTGAATCTGTGTAGCCAATCCACATTTTTAATGCTGGATGGTTTGCCCAGCGTGAGGGCTTTCCTTCTAAAATGTTGATGATTTGAAAACACTCTAAACGCTGTTTTCCTAATCTCTTATAATCTAACGATTGCATACTCCTAATATAATTAGGATAGGGCAAAAATGTCATCATTTTAGTTATGTATTTGTATATGATTATTAAGTTCTTCTTTAGAGAAATATTTGTTGCAAATAGGACAACGTTTTTTTCCTTTTATTTTTAATCTTATTTTTTCTTTATGTTCTTCAGATTTGGGCTTATTTTTATGTAATATTGATAATTTATCTCTATGCTCTTGTGAAAATGGTTTTTCTTTTTTAACTCCTTTATGAGATATTTTATTTTTAGTTTCAGGATCTTTTAAAGCCTCATGCATGGAAATTTTTATAGAGTTTTTATGATCTTCTGATAAATGACGCCCGGATAAAGAATTAATTAATTTTTTGTTGCCTTTCATTACGTCTGACATGTGATTCCTATAAGATTCTTTTCCTATGTATGAATAATCTTTATTTGCTAATATTTCTTCTCTTCGTGGGTTATACGTTAAAGTGTCTCCTCCTTCTCCGCCCCATGTTATATTATACCCACCCTTTGACACATGAGATTCTAGTGTTTTAATCCAAAATATTTCTTTTTCATTTAATTCATTAAGATTATCGGTAGTATCAATAATTTCTTTAATAAAATTTTCTTTTCCATATTTTTTAATAGCAGCTTTAATTAAATAGCCAGATCCTAAATATTCGCCATTGTTGTATTTAGATTTTCCTACATATATCCTTTTATTTAAAATATTAATAGTTTTATAGATAATCATAGTATTTTATTATATTTATCTACTCGTTGTCCAAAATGTGTACTTGGTAAAAAAGTTTGCATAATTTAATTATTATATGCATAATATAACAAAAAGATTCATAAAATGAACATTTTTAACGACATTTAACACTTTTTTAACATCATAGTATGTTTGTATATATTATCTATTAAACAAGTCTTTATTGGTATCTTTTACAAACATATTGTTATAGTGTTGTTAAATATTTTAAATACATTTACTATATATTTTAACATTTTATAAAGATTATATATAGAATATAGTGAAAATTATGTAAATAAAAAACAATGTCTAAATTATGGTAAATAAAAATTTATTAATCTTAGAACGTTCTTCTCAAAATTTACAAAAAATAACAAGAGATGGGAAGACAATGCTCGAAGGAGTTTTTGCGGAATTTGGAGTCGAAAATCGTAATGGAAGAATATATGAAGAGAAGGAATATCTACCTCACTTGGAGTATTTAAAGAAAGACATTCAAAACAACAATCTTCTTGGTGAACTTGATCATCCTGAAAGATTCGAAGTTGCATTAGGTAATGTTTCTCACAGAGTTTCTGAGTTATGGTACGACCAGGCAAAACGTCAAGTTTTAGGTCGTATTGAGATTTTAGATGGTACTCCAAAGGGTCAAATTGCTAAAACATTATTGGAAGCAGGTGTTCCGCTTTCAATTTCTTCAAGAGCTGCTGGTACAGTTAATGAAGACAAAACTGTTGCAATTCAACAGATTTATACCTATGACTTAGTTGCTAAACCTGGTTTCGAATCAGCACAATTACACTCAGTTAATGAAAATGCAAATCCAAGACAAACTGAATTAAATTTATTAATTCAACAACTTAATGAATCTTCTACTTCACGTAAAGAACATAGTCTCAATTCAAAATTTGGTATTATTAATGAAAACCTTTCTATTATCGATATGACAGATAAATTTCCTCAACTTGAAATTAGAAAAGAAGCTCAAAAACTGGAAACAATTAAAATCAAAAATAATAAAAATAATCAAATGGCAGAAACAAACCCAGAAGTTATTAATGAAGAAGCTATCCAAAAATGGACACTTTTTTATAATAAAGAACTTAGCGCCATAAATGAAAAATTAGATGCAATTAAGAATGGTAGTGATACTACAAATTTAGGTGTAATTAAACAGTATATTGAAAAAATACGTAAGATTCAAGAAGATTCACTTAATTGGCAATCTGAAATCGCTAAGGCAGTTAATGAAGTTGCTACTTATGCCGACACATTGGCAGACAAAAGTAACAAACATTACAAACTAACTAAAAAGATTGTAGAAACAGTTGACCATAATGCTAAAACACTTAATGCAACACAAGATTGGACAACTAAAGTAGCAAAAGTTACAAATGCAATCGGAGAAACAGTAGATCATAATGCAGAAATGCTTAATGGTGTTAACGAATGGACAGCCCAAATTGCTAAGGGTGTCAACAAATTAAATGAATGGGGTGGTGAAAAAGCAAAAGCTATTAATGATATGCACGACTGGGTTGGCACTCAGGCTAAAACTATTAATGGCATGCATGAATGGACCTCATCAATCGCAAAAAATCTTAATCATTCAGTTAATTGGACTGAAGACATGTTTGGTAGAGCAATTTCCAAAGAAGATGCAATGAAACTTATGGAATATGTTGAAGTAGTTGCCGAATCCAAACGAAATCCAGAACTAAAACTTAAAATAGACGAAATGCTCAAAACACATTCAATCACAGCAAAGCCTCTCAACGAAGCACAACTTAAAGGTATTATGGTTATTGATACTGTAGGTAAAGTAGGAAACTACAAAACTCAGGATCTTAGTTCCAAAAATACTGGAGTTGAATTTGATGAAAAAACCAAAACAATTATTTCAAAATTAAGAAATATTAGACTTAGTAAAGAAAAAATGCCTGTAGGTGATGATAAATTACAAATGCCAGGCGATGTAAAACCCGAAAAAGTTGGTGATGATGGTTGCTGTAATGATCCCAAAGACCTTAAAACTGGTCTTAAACTAACAAAAGTTCTTAATGTAAGTAAAGAAGATGGCCCAACGGGTCCAGTCTCAAAACATGTAAATGATCAAAATCTTAAACTTGATGTTAAACCGGAAGGTAAACTCAAGGAAAATTTGAATAAAACTTTAGAGCTTAAGGCTCGTAGATTCAATCTTGATGAAAAACTTACTAAAATCATTGATACACTTGATAAAGAAAAAAGTGTTGACGAAGGAGTTAAATCAAGTTTTCCATTCACACAACTTTTAAGTGAAGGTGATAGAAAAAGATTCGCAGGCTTAGATGCAACCGATAAACAAAAAGTCGCTTCAGAAATTCAAAAAGTTCCAACAACTGATTCTAAAGTAATCGTTAAATTATGGGAAAACGCTTTAACATCCAATGTAGTTGATCAACCTCTTTGGATGACATTAGCTCCTAAAGTTTACAAAGATGCTTATGATAAATCATCAGAAGCTATTAAAGAAAATATCAATGCGAAAGCAGAATTCTTTAATTTATCAACACAATATCAAATTGACAATTTCTGGGAAACACATAGTGGTGTTATTTCAAGACCAACATTTACACTAAATGAGTCTATTACTGCTATAAGTCCAGAAGAAACAGAACAAAAAGTTGATACATTCGTTGCAGGAATAGGTGAACAAATGAAAAAATGGATATACTAAACTAATGCAATAAGTATTAAAAATTAAAGTTTTGTTAAAAATAAATAAAACAAAAATAAAATAAACTAAATAAATGAAACAATTAAACGAACAACAAATCGTGCAAAAATGGTCTCCAATGATAGAGTCGGTTACAGGTCTTAAAGACAAAAATAGACTTTCATGGATTTCTAAATATGCACACTTTCATGCATTGAATGAAGCTGCAATGGGCGGTGTTAACCAACCTTATGCTACTCTTTACAATGTTCCAGGCGTTGGTAGTGTAGTTCCTGCTACTTTAGCAGCTACAACTGGTGCTCAACAAACTAGCTTAACAGCAAGAGGTTCTGGCGACAAATGGCCCGCACTTCTTCCTATGGCTCTTCAGGTAGCTGCAAGAACAATCGGTTTCGACCTTGTTAATGTAGTTCCTATGCCAGGTCCAACAGGAGTTATTTCCTATTTGGATTATGTATACGCAGGTGGTAAACAACCTTATGGTGCACAACCAGCAAGAAGTATTGCTACTGCTAATCCAGCAACTGTTGCTGGTACAGCTGCTTATGCACTTAATGAAGCTCCTTTGGCATTCAAAGTTCAATTTGTTACAACTGACGCATCAGTAGTAGCCCTTAAAGCTGCTTTAGTTGCAGGTGGTAAGGGTACACCAATATTTTTTGATGCTGCTGATACTTCAACTGGAACAACAACTTTAAATGCTAAGTATATTGGTCTTTCAAGAATTGATGGTTTTCCAATGTTTAAAACAGGAACATTTAAAGGTACTAATGCTAATTTAGCAAGTATTTTTGATGGTTCAAACTTTGCTATGGCTGGTGGTGTAGGTACTGTTATGGCTACATATCCTTCACTTATTTCTACACTAGAAGATCAAGTTCAAGGTTTCACAGGCGCAGGTCAAACTGATAATGATAGTTGGGAAGGCACATTTGTAGCCGGAACTTCACTTTATGAACCTATGGAACGTGGAGTTGGTGAAATGGAATATCCAAGAGCTCTTGGCTTACAGGTATTCACAAAATTCATCGCAGTTGGAACTTATCAAGTTTCCGTTTCTGTAACTCAAGAACAAATTCAAGATCTTAATAAACAATGGGGTATTGATGTTATCGCTATGGTTGAAAACGCTGGTATCAACGAAATCAGTCAAAGTATTAACAAACACATCCTTTCAAGATTATTCGGTCTTGGTTGGTTAAATCACCTTAATGCTTATACAGTTGAAGGTATCAACCTTAACATGAACTGTACTTCTACTGGTGCTCTTACTTCAACATCTTATGCTTATCCTGCAGATGGTGCAGTTGCAACAGACACTATGAGCATTCCAGGTTTTGTTACCTATGCATCCGTAGTTGGAGCAACTTTCGAAAACCAAGATACTCTTATCAAGAGAATCATGGCTAACATCCTTGCAGCTGGTAATGTTGTTATGCAACGTGGTCGTAGAGGTCCTGCAAACTTTATCGTTACAAACCTTAAACTTGCAACAGCTCTTCAAAGCAATGCTCAATACTCATTCTCACCTATCACTAATACATTTACTCAGTCAAACGGTTCGTTGTATCCTCTTGGAACAATAGCTGGTATGACTCTTTATGTAGATCCTAATATGATCTATTCTGACACTAGAGTACTTGTTGGACGTAAAGGTGCAGCAGATGAACCAGGTGTGGTATTCGCTCCTTATCTTATGGCTGAAAGTGTTAAGCTTATCACTGAAGGTACAGGTGCTCCAAAGGTTATCATCAAATCAAGATATGCTCTTGTAGATGCAGGTTTCCATCCAGAAACTCAGTACATAACTTTATTCTTCCACACTAACAGTGGTGCTATTATCTAAAAATTAGATTTAACTAATAAAAAAAGAGAGACATATGTCTCTCTTTTTTTATGTTTAAATTTAAAACTTAAAGTGATAATATTATATAATATAAAACATTATAAAAAGAGTTCTTTTTTTATATGAATATATGAAAAATGAAAATTGAAAAATGTCCAATTTCTAATAGCACTGAATCTGTAGAATATTTAAATTTAGGGAATATTCCATTGGTAAATAACTTATGCGAAACAAGAGAAGAATCTCTTTTTTCTCAAAAATTCCCATTAGCTATTCAATTTTTTCCTAAAAGTTCACTTACATGTCTTACTGAAATTGTTAACAAAGATAATTTATTTCTTAATTATCTTTACAGATCAGGAGTAAATAAGCCATATCTTGATCATTGCGAAAAAATGTATGAATATTTGTCTAGATATATTGATTTTAAAACTGGAGATCTTGTCGTAGATATTGGAGGTAATGATGGTGCATTACTTTCTATTTTTAAAAAAGAAAATCAATCACTTCATTATATTAACATTGATTGTGCAAAAACTTTTATTGAAGATAATAAAAAACTGGGTATTGAATACATTAATGAATATTTTGATAATAAAACACAGTTTCTATATAAAGCTAAATTAATAATTTCTACTAATGTATTTCAACATAATGAAGAAATTCGTTCATTTGTTAAAGGAATACAAAGAAATCTTTCAGTAGAAGGAATTTGGTGTTTAGAATTTCCTTATATTCTAACAACTTTAGCTAATGATAATTACGATCAAGTTTATCATGAGCATGTTTATTACTATTGCTTGCGAAATATTTTAGATCTTTTAGATCAAGAAGGTTTAAAAGTTATAAATGTTTCTTATCATGATATGCATGCAGGAACATTAAGAGTTTTAAGTGCTAAAAAATCTTCACAAAAACAACCAGATAGCACAATTGAATCTTTTTTAAACTTAGAGAAAACTTTAACTACAGAATATTGTATAAAATGGGGAAAGCGTACTCATGAAAAGATTCAAATATTTAAAGATTTTTTAACTAATTTTCTTTCTAAAGGATATACTGTTGCATGTTTTGGAGCAGCTGCAAAAGGATGTGTATTTTTAAATACATGTGGGGTTGATTATACAATGATAAAATTCATTATTGATGATACTCCGTTTAAACAAGGTAAATATGTTCCAGGCACAGGAATTCAAGTAGTAAGTAGAGAAGTATTAAAAGATAATAAGATAGATTATATTTTAATTTTAGCACATAATTTTAGAGATTATATTATCAAATCTTTAGAAGGAGAATATAGCGGTAAATTTATAGTAATGTTTCCTAATATAAAAATAATTTAATGTAATTTAAAATATAGATAGTTCATTTCTTTCTTTTTTTATGTGAATATATACAATAAAAAAATATAAAATAATATAATAAAATGGATATTCAAAAAACAAATACTGAATTAACATCAGATGTAAGTATTGTAAATAATAGAATAGATGGTCTTATGACTGGTGATGTTACAATAAGTATAGCTTATATGGATGGATCTATGGCAGCTATAGTAAATGTGATAAATGCTTCAACCAATACAGCCTTTAGCACAAGAGATGCATCATTAGTAAAATTAATAAATAAAGATACTTCAATTTGGGTTAAATTTGGAAGTGTTGATACATCACTATTAAATCTTGGTTATGGAGATGTTTCTACTTGGGTTAAATTTGGAAGTGTTGATACTTCATTATTAAATCTTGGATACAAGGATGTTTCTACTTGGGTTAAATTTGGAAGTGTTGATACATCACTATTAAATCTTGGTTATGGAGATGTTTCTACTTGGGTTAAATTTGGAAGTGTTGATACATCACTATTGAATTTAGGAAATAAAGATGCTTCAATATATACTTATGCAAATGTAATGAATGCTTCAGTTGGAGCAGTTGCAAGACTTAAAACTATAGGATCATATCTAGCTGGTTTAAAGAATGCTAGTTATGGTAATGGTTATATGTTTCAACAAGATTCTTCACTTTATATAAACTGGGGAGCAAATCAATGGATATCTATAGCATGTATATCAACCAATTTTGGATAAAATTAAAAGAGGAACTTAAGTTCCTCTTTTTTATTCTATTTTTTTAATTTAACAAATACATCATCTGCTTCTAATTTTCCAATTAATCGATAGCCTTTTGAGGTTATAAATGCTGTTTGAATAGGATCATTAAAATTATTTTCAATAGTTATGATTTTTATGTTAAATTTATCAAAATCAATACTTTTTACAATAGCAAATTCATTTCCTTCAGTATCTATACTTAAATAGTCTATATCGAATATATTATTTTTTTCTAATACCTCATTTAATACTACACAAGGAATTTCCGTTTCAACTATTTTACCTCCTAATGTTTTAACTTCACGTTCTATTCTTTCTCTGTGACGTGGGTCATGATATTCAGTTATTCCGCTTAACATATTTGATGGACCATCTACAAAAGTAAATTTAAACGAAGATTCTTTTTCAGCAACGCCTGCATTTATTTTTATACAGTTTCTAGTTTTATCAAGTTTTGTAAATATAGAAGGAATTGGTTCAAAACATATTCCAGTCCACCCCAATTCTTTCTCGAGATAATAAGTGTTAGACAAAGAAATTCCATCATTAGCACCAATATCTATAAATACTCCATTGCGTTTATTATTAAAATACGATAGTACAAAAGCATCCTGACCACTTTGACTATATTTCTTATTCATTATATATAACGTATACATTAAATTATCCATGATTCTATTTTATTTGTCCTCTATGATGATTAAATAATTGATTATATGGTGAATTAGTGAAAAGATTTTTTTCTTCATCTCCCCACTGAGTTGGATCTCTATAAAGTTCCAAGTTATTTTTTAGACTTAAAAGTGATAATACTGATTGATCATGACGATGTTCTTTAAATCCAGAAAGATTTAGTTGTCCCATCATATTAGGATCATCGGTAACTATTCTCGGGTCTCTTAAGTATCTTAGATATTTTTTCAAATACTCTATATTTTCATCTGTTTTCTTCCAAAGTGAAACTGCTCCATTTGTTAAAATACCATCCCAATATTTTTTTTCATCACATTCAGTTAAAATAAAACAGTCTCTTTTTGTCCACATTCTATTTATATGCGGGCCCGGTACTTTAAATAACATCTTGCCACCATTAGGGTTATCGAGAGTGATTTCAAATAATGGGTTAAGGTTACCTATTACTTCTAAACCTGCGTCACTGTACATCACTATATCACCATATTCTAATTCACCTAAAGTTTCTAAAATGATATAAGGTTTCCAAATCCAATAACCAGCGCCTCGAGGTTGACTAAGAATGTATTGATTCTTTTTCCAAAATTCAGTTAACTTAATGTTATCTTGAGTATACCCTATAAATTCATCTACTTTACCTACATCAAGAGTAGTTTGAGCCAATAGTTTTAAGCTTGGATAATATCTCTCGTTTGCAAATGATATGTGTATCCTTTTCATATAATTAATCTTTCTTCATTATGTTTATTATCATGTAATAACAAATCTGTATATCTTTTTTTTATAATCTCTTTATTTTTAGCTCCACATGTTTCAAGCCATTCATATTTATCATGGTTATTTTCAGTATAAACTTCTTGACGTGAGCCGCCCCATTCTTCTTTTGAATACCATTTTATCCAAAACAATCCACTTACCCA